AGTTAGATTTCTTACCGTCTAACAAAAATAATTCTTTAAAATGTACTATGAAGTACCGACCTTGTTTATGTAATATATGGCATGATTGATATAGCTTGTTATCTTTTCTTGAAGCTACTCCAATCCTTGTTAATGTTTCTCTTATTTTAAGAAAATCATCTGGTTCGTTTAGTGTAACTTCTAACATATTGTTAGGAGTCCACTCTACTATATTATTTTCTTCCACCTTTGGCCACCTTATTCTTTAATTCATTTATCTGTTCAGTGGATAGGAGATGTAATACTTGGCGGGCTTTTTCATTGCTGTAACCATAGTAATGTTTAACTGTCTCCAAATCACTAATTTGTTCTGGTTTAAACCATTTAGAAAACCTTTTTCGCTTTCTAATTATATTTATAAAAAAATCGAATTGGAGGCGATTATCTATGTGATGATGCCTGTTCATCTCGTTTGCTGCTAGTACAGTGTCAGGAAAGTACGATAGTTGTCGGTTAATCATATATGGCAAGTATGCTTTTTCTGCGATATCATCAACCATAATATCTCTCTTAGTATAATTTATTGCGTTGGCGTATTCAAATGGATTCATGATATTTGTTTCCCTACTAGTGATTGCAATTCTGTTACTACTGGTACTATAGTGGCGTCCCACCATTTTATGAATGCGTTATAATTATTATCAAAATAAGATTCTTGAATAAAGATTTCAATTTGTTTACAATCAAATGCTAGACTTGGTTGTAACAAGTTATGCGCAGATAATAATTCACACATCGCTAATTGGTTTACAAATTGGTTTAACATTTCTACTTCAACCATTTAATATCCTCACTATTCTTTGTCCTAGTTCTCTAAACCAGTACTCTTTATTTCCCCTAGTTGTTTCAGCCGCAGTACCAATTCTTATACCGCTTGTTTCGACAAAGTTACGAGGATCGTTTGGAATACCGTTTTTGTTTACTGTTATTCCATTTCTTTCCAATAAGTCAGCTGCGCCTCTGCCTGAGTACTTGCTGTCACTTAAATCTAATAATATTATATGACTATCTGTACCTTCTGTTACAACGCTCATTCCATATTGCTTTAATGTGAGTGCCATTGCTCGTGCGTTATTAACTACTTGTTCTGAATATTCTTTAAATTCTTCTGTGTTTGCTTCCATAAAGCATTGTGCTTTAGCTGCAATAATATTCATAAGTGGACCACCTTGCGTACCAGGGAATATAGCACTATTAATTTTTTTAGTTAAATCACCATCATTCCAAAGTATCATGCCACCACGAGGACCACGTAATGTTTTATGAGTAGTACTTGTAACAACATCTGCATAAGGTAAAGGACTTGGATATTGTTCTCCTGCGACCAATCCACTATAATGTGCCATATCACATACTAACTTAGCGCCTACAGTATTAGCAATATGTTTAAAATTTTGCCAGTCTATTTTTCTTGGATACGCACTGGCACCTGCGACTATGACCTGAGGTTTATGTATTGCTGCAATCTTTTCAATTTCTTCATAGTCAATCAAACCATTATCATCAACGCCATAAGATATTGCTTTATAAAATTTACCACTTAATGTTGGTGGCGCACCATGACTTAAATGACCACCACTTGCCAAGTCCATTCCTAGTATAGTATCACCAGGGTTCATCAAAGCTTGATACACCGCGGTGTTTGCACCTACACCACTATGTGGTTGAACATTAGCAAACTGGCACTTGTATAACTTTGTTACTTCGTCAATTGCTAAATCTTCGATCTCATCCATGTGATCACAACCATTATAGTATCTTTTACCAGAGTAACCTTCGGCATACTTATTTGTAAAGACGCTTCCACATAAATCTTTTACAGCTTGACTTGCAAAGTTTTCACTTGCTATAAGTTCAATTGTATCGTTTTGTCTATTGATTTCTTTATCTAAAATTTCTTTAATTTTTGGATATATCATTTGTTACCTTCTCTGCTAAAGCCATTCCCATAGTCCAACCAAGATGGCCGGCTCCACTGTTTATCCACATTCCTCTTACCTTACTAATTACTGGTAACATGTTAGGAGTCATTGGTCTTAAACAGGCCCACTTTGTATAATTTTCAGCGTCCATAAACGTATTGTCACGTACCCAGTCAACTAGAGGTTTGATTCTATCTTGTCGTATGTCTTGATTCCATTCTGCAAGTTCAGCTGTACCTGCAACTCTAAAAGTTAAATTACTAAATGGTGAAGCGACTATTTTAGCATCGTCATCTAGTACTGAAGTAAAAGGCGCATCTTCAGCATCTCTGCCTTTAAACGTTATTGAATAACCTTTTATTGGATATATATTTAAACTTGGAACAAGAAAAGAAGTGTAAGCACCAGCACATATAATAACTTCGTCATAGTCTTTTTTAAGTTCATCTAAAGTTATGGCGTGATCTCGCCTACCTGATAAAAATTTAATCTCTTTAGTTTTTACTATCTTATTTGGCCAAACTTTAAAATCAAATTTCTTTTCCATATAATACTGAAGTTCTTTGCAGAACGTATGAATATCTCCTACAGAATCTCCTTTAGTAAAAGTAGCGCCAACAATGTCTTTAGAATAGATATTATATTTTTTAGCTAAGTTACCTTTAGCTTCAACTCTTCCCCACTTAGTATCTTTGAATCTATCAAGAGTTCTTCTAGCCTTATCCCAAGATTTTTGGTTTTTATATATGTGCAATATACCACAGTCATTATGATGAAAGTCAATACCTGTTTCTTTCATAAGTTTCTTCATTAACCTACGAGAACGTAAACTATATTCGATAGTTTTACGAGTATTTCTATCATATGAGTTAGTAAGTGTTGCACCTATAAAACCAGCAACCCATTTAATTTTAGACCAAGACCAAACATCAGGTCTAAATGCAAGTGGAGCATCTGGTTGAGTTAACCACTTAATTCCTTTGGCTATGTTACTATAACTATTCCAAACTTCGGCGTTACATACTGATAACTGTCCACCGTTTGCGTAACTACATTCTTCAGCCACGCCGTTTGGATCGAACAATCTTATCTTGTAACCTTTTTTACCTAAGAAATAAGCAGTTGTTATACCGGCGACACCAGCACCAACAATTGCTACGCTCTTCTTACTGACCAATTTTCTACTCCACCTATATAGTTTTCATAATCTAGTTCAGCTTCGACATGTTCTCTTTTAAGTTCAGTTGTTGGAAACTTATTTAAATGAGTATCGTTCCAATATAACTGAGGAACTGTTCGATGTCCTTTATCTTTTAAAAAGTCTTTAGCAAATAAATCATGACTTATGTTTATTTCTCTAAAGTCATATCCCCACTCTACAAGTTTCTTTTTTAACTCGTAACAGTAATAACAGTCTTCTTGAGTATATAAAGTTAGTTTAATTGAATTGAACATCTGACATAACCTCCGTTAAACATGCTACCACGTTAAGTTCGTGATCAGCAACAAATGCGTTTTTGTATTGATAGTCTGCAAGAATAAGCACCAATTGTGGTATTGATTGAGGCGCAACCTTATCGCTCATTCTATCGTACATGGCTCTAAAAATTGCGCTTGCATCTGTATCTATATTATTTACTACCCAATTTCTCATCTTTTTAAAATCTTTATTTTTTAAATGAGAGAAAAGATCATCGTAGTTTTTATCTTTGATATTAGTAAGTATTCCATTGTCTATCGTACCGTTAATAGAATATCTTTGTAACTCATTTAAGACTCTACGCCAATCAGGAGCGAACTTCATAATAAGTTCTGCTACTGCACCTTCGACATATTTAATATTTTCGTTTGAGAGTATAGTTAGACATCTTTCCATAAAATCTTGGCAAAGATTAGCCATATCTTTTTTAGAAGTATTAAACTCGTATACGCCACATCGAGAATGAAGTGGTTCTATAATACGATTCTTAAAGTTACAAGTAAGTATAAATCTACAATTATTGGAAAACTCTTCAATGAAGCCACGAAGAGCTGGTTGAGTAGATTGTGGATTAAGATAATCTGCTTCATCTAGGATAACTACTTTGTAGCCACCTTGTAAAGAAACTGATGAAGCAAACTGTTTTATTTTGGTTCTTAACGTATCAATATTACCTTCCTCAGAACCATTTATTAAGATATAGTCGCAGTCGAGCTCATTACATAGAGCTCGAGCTACGGTGGTCTTACCTAAGCCAGCAGTACCAGTGAATAACATATTAGGAAGTTCACCACCAGTTACTATCTTTTGGAAGGTTACTTTTAAAGACTTAGGTAAAACAGTTTCTTCTATTTTAGCGGGTCGATATTTTTCAACCCATAGAAATTCATTAGACATTTACGTTCTCCATAACAAATAAAAAAATCAAAAATCACAACGTAAACTATTTTTTCTTAGGCTGTTCTTCAGTCTGTACACTAGCATCGTTCATAGCGTCGTCTTGCTGAATTTGCTCAGACAACTGGATTATTTGTACACACTGGTCTCTTAAACCGCCGATGGTAGTAAGCTCTTCGCCTTTAAAACCACCTCTTTGAGTTACAGCATCAATCACTGCTACTGTACTCCTAGCTGCCTTATTACTAAGGTCTTTTAATTGCTTCAAGTTTTCTGACATGTCATGCTCCGTATGTTGAAGTTTTTTCAAGTGCAATCCAGTATCTTACACCTACCTCTTTGTGTCTGAACTGCGTTATTAATCTAGAGGATATTTCTACATCATAATCACCAGCTAGGATTTTAAGATTAGAAATTTTAATAATGAAGTTAAAGACAGCGTCCTGTCTAAACTCTCCATCTATATCAATAGAAAATGCATTTGATGTTGCATTCTGATTCTCAACAATTGATAGACTTAAGACGCCATCTTTTGCTGATATTGATAATTCGTCGTGTCCTAATGTAGAGGCAGCTTTTTTAAGCTTATTTAGAGTATCATTATCTAAAGTAAACTTAACGTCTGGCTCTGGCATTGTAACTTCTTTTGTAGGCGTTGTTACAGTCTCTTCTGCTGCATAAAAGTATTTTACTTTTGACCTGCCACTTTCATCTTGTACTATGACATAGTCATTTTCAAACTTAAGATCTGGATTGTTAACCAGTCCCATAACACCTATGAATTCGTTTAAATCATATATACCAAAATCTTTTTCGAAAGATTCAGCGATATCAGCTGTAGCCACTACGTTTTTAGCTTCACTGATAGTTTTTATAGTTGAACCCGACTTAATCATTAAGTTTTGATTAATGCCGGAGAAGTTCCTAAGAACATCTACAGTACTTTCACTTAATTGCATAATATACCTTCCTTTTTAATTATGTTATTATTATAATACATTTTTTCACAAAAGTAAACATTTATATTTTTATCTTAGAGAAATTCTTTTCTTTTATAAACTCTAATTTAGTTTCAAACTTATTGTCAAGTATATCTCCTTTATGCGATATTATAAAAGTATTAGTATCTGCGTCTAAAGTATATAATATCTTTAATAAGTTTTCAATTCCATCATGGTCTAAAGAAGAATCAAAAGTCTCATCTAATATCAGTAGATTCGTAGCTACTGAGTTTTTCATCTTTGCTATCTGTCTCCAAGTAAATAACAATGATAAATCTATTCTTTGTTTTTCGCCTTCACTAAAAGAATCATATGTAAAATCATCTCTGTGTCTCGATCTAATTGTTTCGTTAAAGTTCTCATCTAAATTAAAGTGTACAAAGAAATCTAGTACTTGTAGATACTGATTAACTAGCTTGTTTATAGCTGGTAAATATTGTTTGATAATCTTAGTCTTAATACCAGTATCTTTTAACATTTCAGCTATAACGTTATTATAACCAAACTGCTCATTAACCTTTAACTTATTCTCAAACATATCTTCTTTTGAAGACTTCATGTTGTCTAAATCAACTCTAGCCTGAGAAAGATCAGCTGTAACTTCTTCTTCTAAATACTTTTTAAGATCTGCGTTACTCTGATTTAAAGAAGTTATCTCTCTATTGTTAGCATTTATCGTACTTGTTTTTTCTCTAATACTGTTCATGACTTGTTCTAAGTCATTTATTTCATTTTGTAGTTGATTTTCAGTATTTGTTATCATGTTAAGATTCGACTGCAACTGATAAGCTTCATTTTTAACTCTAGTGATCAACATGTCTTTATTAGTTATGTCTTGTTCACACGTAGGACATGTATCATTCTTTTCTAAGAACATACCTCTTTTCGCTACGGTCTTCATTTGCTGTTTTATCTCTGCTGTTTGAGATATTATATTGTTCTTCTTACTCTGTAACTTCTTATACTCATTGTCAGTATCGTTATTCTCAAGCTCTTTTGAAAGATCTGAGTTTTCATTTTGTAACTTAAGTATCTTTTCTTCTGCTGATTTAACTTGCTTTTGATATTTCTTTTTATTTTCTTCAGTTAAAGCTGCAATATCTCTAATATATTTTGTTTGTTGATCTATCTTAGTATTGTTTATCTCAATATCTTTATTGATGGTTGAGAGCTTGTCTTTTAATACTGAATTCTTTTCTCTTAATATAACATTCATTTTAGAAAAGATATTGATGTCCAGAAGATCTTCGATAACATCCCTACGATGTCCAGCATTGAGTTGCATAAATGGTATAAACGAAGAGCTACCTAGTACAACAACCTGATGGAAACTCTTATGGTTGAGTTTCAGGATGTTTTGTTCGAGTATCTTCTGGTATTCATTAGCGTGAGATGACTGATTAATCATAGTGCCATCTTTCCATATCTCGAATATGGTCGGCTTTATTCCTCTTATAATCTTAAAATAAGCTTTACCTATATAAAATTCAACTTCAACGACGCATTGCTTTTGATTGATCGAGTTGACGAGTTGACTCTTCATAATCTTACGGTGTGGTTTACCAAATAATGCAAATGATAATGCATCGAGCATGGTAGACTTACCTGCACCGTTATGGCCTACTACTAAGGTAGACTTATTTTTATTTAAATTAATTTCAGTGAAACTGTTTCCAGACGACAAGAAGTTCTTGTACTTAATACTTTTAAATATAATCATGCTATCTCTAGAGTTTGTGCCTCAGTCATAAGTTCACGCATCTGAACTTTAATTTTATCTTTATCCAAGTCTGTATCGACCGCGTCAATATACGTATCTACTATTTCTGTAGTATCTTCGAAGTTCATATCTTCATCATCAACGTTAGCACCAACAAATTCATTAAAGTTTTCTGCAATCTTTAATTCATATATGTCTTGGTTCTGTATGTTATCGATAAATCTATCAAAGGTAAACGGATCTGTCTTATTTGCTACTACGACCTTAACGAATTTTTTAGATAAATCTTTATTATAACTATTATAATCTATTTCTTCATCATTGTAAACAACTTTTTCAAACAAAGTGTTATTATTTCTTATCTTTTCAATTTGTCTAGTTTCTGTATCTATTATATGAAAGAACTTTGGATCGTGCGCATCTGACCAGAAGAACTCCATTTGACTTCCTAAGTACCATATATTATCTTTTTTAGATCCGACGTGATAATGGCCGGTAAGAACTAATTCAAATCTTTTAAATATATCAGGACTCATACCGTGTGTATTAGTTAGTCCTCGCATCATCTCAAATCCTTTAAGTTCAAGGTGAGCACCTATCCAATCTGCTTTACAATCTCTAATAAAATTCATGCACTGTTCATAATTATCATTACAGATCCAAGGTACAAGTCCAACATTTAAAGAACCATACTTCATAACTTTCGGTTCCATTACTATATTGACTTCGTTCATGTAATGGCCTAAGCATTCTTTCAATGAATTTAATT